CTGCAGCTGATCTTGCGTGAGGTTGTTCGCCTTCCCGTAGCTCTTCAAATCTTCGACGGCACCTTGAACCAGCTGCTTCGCCGGACCGTCGGGCACCGTGACATCGGTGTATTCGATAGGCGCGGGCGTGGGCGTTGGGGTAGGTGTCGGCTCTGGAGTCGGTGTTCCTTCAGGCGTCGGCGTTGGCGCCGGTGCTGGAGTAGGGGTCGGCTCTGGAGTCGGTGTCGGAGCAGGTGAACCAGCAGGTGCTTCAAACATTAGAAAGTTTCCTTCAGCAGTTGAATCAAACGATCACGGCAGTGAAGAACGATCAGTCCGTAGAAGCGAGTGCCCTCGTTGCGCAGTCCCTCGTTGTAAGACGAGAGGCGCCCCGCGGGATCGTTTTCCACAAAGGTTGGTCGATTCACACCAGTACGTTCAAACAGTCTGGCCATAATGCGCCGACCCTGTCTGTGGGCCATCAGCCACTTCAGGTCTTCGGCCTCCTGGTCTTGGTCAAGAGAGGTCGCGCGACTAGCTTCAGAGGCGTCGGCATCTTGGGCGTCAAGATCCAGTGGATCGTAGTCCTTGCTCATCCTCCTACACTATCGCATGCCTAACGACTTAGTAGAGGGGTCACCGCCCGCGGCGCAGACGGAAGAAGCGGCTGAGACCACCCCCGGCGGGCGTTGGCGGAACGCCTCCGACCGCAATGACTGGGATAGCGGTGTCGGTCTCGATAGCAGCGCCGAGTTGGCGAGCTTTGAGTCTGCCGAACGCGATCGCCGAGTCGGTCTCAATCGCAACACCGATGGCACGCGACTTGTCGACACCAAGGGTGACCGCGGTGTCTGTCTCGGTTGCGACGCCAAGAGCTTTGGCCTTGAGTCGACCGAACACTATCGCGGTATCCGTCTCGGTCGCGAACGCCAGCTGTCGGAACTTCTCGCGGTTGACGGCGATGGCGGTGTCGGTCTCGGTTGCGACGCCAAGAGCTTTGGCCTTGAGTCGACCGAACGCGACCGCCGAGTCGGTCTCATTCGCAACGCCAAGTGTTGCAGACAAGCCGGGCACCAGCAAGACGAGCGCGATCGAGCTGTCTATCTCGGTCGGTACGCCGAGCTGTTTGGCCTTGAGCCGACCGAACGCAATCGCAGTATCAGTTTCGGTCGCTGCCCCAAGCACTTTGGATTTGGATACACCGATGGCGCCAGCGGTATCAGTTTCGGTCGCTGCCCCTAGCACTTTGGCCTTGAGTCTGCCTAACGCGACGGAAGAGTCCACCTCAACGGCAGCGCTGAGCTGCCTGACCTTGAGCCGGCCGAACGCGATCGAGGTGTCGGTCTCAGTAGCGACCCCGAGAACTGCAGACTGTCCAGGCGATTTGGTCCCTACCCATCGCGATTGCCTGCGATAAGCGTTAAACCAAACCGGGCGGAAAACCGCCATCTATTAACTCACTTCGCGGACGTAGACCGTACCTGACAGCGTGATCGAGTCAGCAGGCGCAGCCGTCAAACGCACGCACAGTCGCGAGCTGGCGATCGCGATATTGTTGTCGATCTCCGCCCCTGGCGGCCACCAATTCATGTACCCAGCACGCACGTTGAAGGCGTCGGAGTGCAGCGTCACCAGAGTTCCCGCGCTCGCGACGGTCGTGTCATTCACTCGCGCCGTGAAGCCTGCCGCGGCGGAGCCGATCTTCACGGGGTTAGGCGTCGGCGCTGTACCACCCGATCCGACAGTCGTATTGCCGCGGCAGATGATAAAGCTCAGCATCTCTTCTTGCGCGTCCCCAACGTCCGCAACGCCCACCTGCGAGAACTGTAGGCCGACGATCTCGATAGGCTTTTGCGCCGCGCCGACCAACGAGAAAAAGTCCTGCGCGACAGCGACAGCGACATTCGTGAAAAACACTGTGTACATTCGGCCAACCATTGTTGTGCTCCTCTATTGAACTATTAACCCACGAAACGAGGGCCGCATCGATGCGGAGATCGGAAGCGACGTAGCAGCAGCGCCACCTGTTGATTTGAACGACGCAACTATTGCCGCCCAGCCGTGGGAGTTGTTCATTGTCCCGGCGTTGAAGTTGGGCGTGAGTGTTGCACTGTTTATTTTGTACGCTGCGTATGCACCTTGTGTAGCTTCCCCGTTCTGCTGTAGCGTCGACCGCACCCAGGGGGCTGACAATTCATCAATTCCTAACGCGCTACCTCCGGTTTCGCCGTAACCATCGACTGAGATTGAGCCAAAAGTAATGGTGTTATTTTGCGTTGTTGCGCTGGAGGCGGTGACTGTTGGCGTAGTGCTGCTACCGCTCGCGGTACCGGTCCCGTCGATGGACGTTGATGTGTCGAGCCCAGATACCTCATGTGCGTTCCACTCTATGTAATTATCAGTTCCAGGTGGGTTTGCGGTAACAGTGAACGTCCCAGAGGGGGCCGAAATATTCTCTCGGTACCGAAGCGATGCAGAACCTTGCACGCTTCCCCCAGTCGCAATCTCTCCGGCTAGGGTATATGCGGTCCCACCTTGATTGTCCGACCATGCCCAGGTAGCGCCACCGCCACCAGTCCAGGACGCACCAACCCCAACAATATGACTAGCCGCTGACGGCAAGGACCCAAAGCTAGCAGCGCTGGAGTCGCCCCCCACGAGCTGAGTTTGGCCGATACTTCTAGCGACGACGATTGCCATGATTTTTTAGAGCGGCGTTGTGCCAGCGTCAGCGGCGGGAATTTCGTGCTCGCGCATATCGATTGAGAACCTAACCGCTTGACCAATAGGGGCAACGTCGATGGCGGCGCGAATGAATGCGGGCCGTTCCAATATCTCTACAACGACCCCATCAGTCTTTTCAAACCTGGACGACCACCAAGCCCGGAGCTTAACTCGGGTATTTACTTTCCGCGGGTCGGCCATGCTACACATAACAGTCCGATGGTGGCGCCAAACGACGCCATCTGCGCTTATCTCGACAATGATCGAAACAGGCGCATCCGTCCAAAACGTACGCTGGCTCACTGTCAGCTCGTACCCTTGAGCAGTCGGCGAAACTGCGCCGAAGGGGATGGGGATGACTCCGCTCCTCGGCCCCTCCCCATCAGTAAAGATTTTCACTGCCACGGTTACGCTGCTTTATAGAAGCCGTTCGGGACCTGCGCCGTGATGTCGCTGCCATCAGGTGTGATGGCGAAGTCGTGCTGCGTGAGCGGGACGATCGTTGTATCAGCGCCAGCTGTCGGGTTGTAGCAGATCACCACGTCCCCAATGGCGCCTGTCCCGTCGTTAGCAACCGCGGTCCAGGTCTGATCATTGATGTCGAGCAACACCCAGTCGTTCGTGTCATCGGGCGCGAAGGCTACGATGTCAATCGCAGCGATCGTCTTGCGCGCGTAGCCAGTGTTGGTCGCCTCGTCTGTCGTGCCTGCTACGAGAGCAGACACGGTGTCAAGACGCTTCAGAACAGTATCGGTCTCGATGCCAGTAGCCGCGAGCGCGATCACTGTTAGACGAGCAGTACCAGGGTCGCCAATGTCGACGCGGTTGTACAGCTCAGCTGCGCGCCCTTTGGCAATGTTGAATACGAAATCAGCCATGATGGTTCCTCAGTAGATTACGTGGCCAGCACGCAGTGGTAAGAATGCGAGACCTCGTAACCACTTGGGTTCTCGGGGTCAGGTGATGCAACGCCAGGGTGAGCCTGCGCAACGTGCGCCTGCAGCTCTTTCGACGTTCTGCCCTGCAACGAGCAATGGCAGCAGTACCTGCCGGGGTCGCGCTGGATGTGATACTTGATGGGTGGCCGCCCGCGGATCGTGATCGAGTCATCTGTCAGCGTGATCCAGCCTTCGAGCCTGCCACGGTCAATGAGGCGGTTGGAGAAATTCTGGAAGCGATTCGCGCGGAGCACGTCGACGTATTCGATCTCCTTCGTGCGGATGCCTCCCTTCACCTTGTAATTAGCTCGAAGGGTCGTGACTTGCCCCACCTGCGCTTTGACGCGCTCGAAGTCCTCTATCGATACGCCCGGTGCGGCATCGGCAGACGAAGAGTGTGGGGTAGCCGGCGTAGAGAAAAGCGCTTTCAGACGGTTCCAGAAGCTCATTTGAGGACCTGTTTGCCTATGAAGTAGACATCAATGTTGGAGCCTGTGCCGCCAGCGCGGCTGGGCCTGACGTATCGAGTTAGCTCGCTGATCTGCTGGAGCCCAGCGGCTACGAAGGCGATCGGGTCCCCCTGCAGATTGGTCAAGGTGGCCCAGTTGACCCCGTCGTTAGATCCCTCGAACGAAAGCGTACCGCCACTGAACGTGCCGACGGCCTGGACCGACCGATCCGCGTGGTTAGCTGACGAATGCACCTCGCCCGTATCACCCGCCGCCATGCTGAGCCAGCTGATGCTTTGGTAGACGTTAAGATCAAGAGCGACCTTGCTAATGACAGCCATCAGACCCCCGAGTAGCCACTAAATTGATCGATCGCCGACGTGAGAGCGGTGTTGCCCTCAAGGTTTGTCTCAGACATGGTCTTGGCCGTTTGGGCAGCTTCAGGCGCCTGAGCCATCTGCGCTGCCTGCGCCTGCGCCTGCGCCCTCTCTGCCCGCATCTTCTCGACATCCTCGTCAGCGCGGATGAGCTCAGGGTTGACGCCAAGCATGTCAGCTGCGTCATCTATGACCTGATCAGCGTCGATCTTGTCGACAACCGTAGGATTGAGCTGGGCAAGGCCGGCGGTGAGCGTGAGCAGTCTCTCGACTGACCCGATGCCGATCGCGCGCTGCGCCTGGGCTAACATAGAAATGAACTCCACCTCAAGCGGGATCTTGTCGAGTTCGGGGGGTGGCTCTGGCAGCAGGCCGGCCTCGCCCATGTCCGCATAGGTTAGGTCGATCAGCTTCGAGTGCAGCTCGTTGTGCAGCCGCTCAAGGACTGGCCCCAGCATCAGGAGCTTCTCTTCGTGCCTCTCGCCGACCTCGCGAGCCGTCACGTTAGACTTGTCCATCTGCGCAATCATCAGAAAAAGGTCAGCGAAAAACGACGAGTTGACGCGCTGCGCCGTCCCTTCCATATCTGCGGTTAGATGCTGTAGGTTCAGCTGCACATCCCACATCGACGAAATCTTGTTGCCGGCTTGACCATCGAACCACGTGATGCCCCCCGGGATCATGGAGCTTTCTTTGCCCTTGACAGTGGTCGGCGCCTGCAACGGTGGCATGGTCTGGTAGTCGATCGCTTGGCTCTTGCGAGTCTGCTGCTGTTGCAGCTGCTTGGCGTCGCCTAGAGCCTCCATCCCGGGGGATTGTCCATAGACATCGCGCCCCTCGACCTCCCACCGAGGCGCGAGCACACGAAAGCGTTTGAACCCACTTTCGCGGAGATACTTCTCCGGCATGTCCGCCTCGAAATGTATCGATGCAAACGGCATGTCGGCTGCTTTCTTGGACCGAGTGTCATAGTTCTTCCGCGGTTCGATGATGTGGATTATCGGTATCCATGTGTCGTAAAGACCGTTACCGCGGTCGAAGATGTTGCGAGTTCGAATCGAGCAGTTCTCATAACCAAACTCGTCGACCACCTGCGCAACCGTCAGCTCGTATTCGCGATACATAACAGCTGGGTCGAGCCGGCCATCGAGAGCCAGCGCGTATTCGCCCATCGGAATAGGGTAGTGCCGGATCACGTCGTTGAAGTCGGACAGCACGATGTTGCAGCTCGTGCCGAAGACCGCGAGATCCCGGTACATCTGGCCGAGTGCGCGGTAGGTATTGGACCTGTGGAAGACATTTCGCATGATGCGCGTGGTCTGCGCCAGCCACACTTTGACCGGACCGTACTCGTTGAGGCGAGCGTCCGGTGTCTCGATCTTAAACCAAGGCCGAGCTGGTGACGTCATCCCGCTCATTAGGCCTGCGACGCAAATGCGGACAGATCGAAGCGGCGTGTTGTCAAGCAGGTTGTTGTGGCGTTTGTCGCCCAGGTTGCGGTCTGACAAGTTGAACCGCGTTGCACGGGGGGCGAAATAGCGCCCCAGCTCCGCCCAATGGGGGTCCCAGGTGCTGCGCTCACGCTTGAGCGCGCCCCAGCGGGACCGATACTGGTTCAACCGATTGAAATCGATCATTGTCCCAACTGCGTGTGGCCGAGCATGTTGTTAGATGGCAGGCCGAGCGAGCCTTGCTGCGTGTTGCCCGGGAAGCCTACTCCTGGAGCGGGAAAACCACGGGTGTTGGCGCCACGTTTGGCGAAATCGAACGGCTTCTGAATCGCCGCGGGGAGATTGGCCGCGTCAAGTCGACGTTGCTTCTCAATGTCCTGCGTGGCATGAATCTGCTTACGCGAGCTGTCGGCTGCCGATGCGGCCGCCCCCGCGCCTATGAGGGCCGATGCGATGTACGCATAGATGAGCCAATCCATGTGTTAACCTTTCGTGGGCTGTTGGCGCCAGTGGGTGAGAGGCGCAAAGAGCGAAAGAATCAGATCAAGCATGCCGTGTTGACCCCGAGGTTAGAAGTTTGCCACGGGATCGTAATCTATTACCCTGGAGTTAGTAGCGCGTCCTGTCTGGCCAGGGAGATCCTCCCACCGCGGGGTCTCATACAGTGCGAGCAGATAGGCCGAGGCCCAGTCAGGGCTCCGACCAATACGTTTGATGATCTCCTCGCGCCCCTCGACCCGGATGATCTTGCCCTCTGGGTAGAACAGGGGAGCGCAGAGGTCAGCCTTGAGCCGTGAGTCTGGCGGCAGGGCAGCGCCGAAGTTGTTTGCTGGATCGAGCAGCTCACGCATGCGCCACCACAGCTCGGACCGTGTGTTATAGAACGCGAGCATGCCAGTGCGATCTTTGCTCAGGCTTGGCATCGCGACATTGACGCCGAGGATCTGGACGCCTGCTTGGCGCAGGAAGTCGTACGGCGAGGCGCCGATGCCTATGACGTCGATGTGGATCGGCGCCCTATTGCGCAGTGCGGTGATCACGACGCCCGCGGTCTTGGGGCCGTCTGGCGTTTCAATGCCCTTGTACACAACGGGCGCGTCGAACCACCAGCCATGGCGACGAGCGATGACCGTGTTGTCCGCCCCGCCGCGTGCTACGTCGACGCCCATCGAGTCCATCGGTGGCAAGGTAGCACCCTTGGTCCATCTGGCCATAGCCGCGTCCACCCAGGCCGTAGGAATCACCTGGAACGCATCATCCTGCATGCCGGCGGTGAAGTCGCCATACAGCATCTGCGAGCGCAGCGGCTCGGGCATCGCTTGAAGAGTGCTCATGTAGTTCGTGCCTACGAGGTAGGGGTTATCGCCGATGCGGCTGGGTATGAAGGTGCGCGACTTGGGCGAGATGATGCGACTAACGTCGTGCTCAGCCGGGTCGAAGTCGAACACAGGTTCGTCATTGACCAGGATGAACTTGCGCCCGTCTGACATCTCCATTGTGCGCTCGGCCACCTGCGCGAAGAACCGGATCTCGCCCGGTTGAGCAGGGTTGGGGTGATGCGGGTCGAGCCATGGAGCGTAGTATTCGATGATCCATCGGCCCTCGCTCTTGACCGGTGGGTTGAACGTCATCAGAACCCGGGTTCGCTGTCCCACCAGAGTGGTACGGACCCAGCCCATCAGGAACTCGACCTGCGGCCGCAAGAAGGATGTGGTCTCGTCCAGGTGCAACAGATCCTTAGGCCGGCCCTGATACTTCAGCTCGTCGCCAGCATTGGGCACCGACCCGAACTCAATCTGCTTGTCGGGCAGGTTAGGCGGGCGCCAGATGCGCTTGGTGCTGTTGTAGCCGTCGTCGTTGCCCAGGATCGAGCGGATGCGGTCCTCGATCGCGGTCAGCTCTGTACCCTCACGACGGAATATCGCGCTCACATGGTGCTCGGTGAGCGCCCAGCCGATCCCAAGATCGGTCTTACCTCCGCCGGCGGCGCCCCCAAAGCCAATGATGTCGGCCCGAGAGCGTGTAGCTAGGAGCTGCGGCCCAGGTAGCGGAATCCAGTCGACGCCTTTGGTCTCTTTCTTCCGCTTGACCTCGTAATCCTTGTAGATGGCGTCCAGCTCGACGCACTCTGCCGGAGTGAGCCCCATCCGCATCTGCTCCAGCTCGACGAGGTCTATCTCGTCGAGGACGCTCATCGCTTCGGAGGCTTCGGGTATTTCTTGGCCATCACTGAATCCTCAAGCCAGTAGGTGTGCTAGGAACGAGCATGAAGGTAAAGGACAGCGCACCGGTGGGCGCCGACTCACCCGCTTGGTTGCCTGCCGTGAGCTTAATCGTGTGCGGCCCAGGCGTCACCGCGGGGAATGGAGACGAGCAAGCGAACGTGACAGTGGTCCCTGTGCAAGTGATGTTAGGCAAGACCTGACCCGTTGCTGACCCATCGAGATAGTACCGATAGGTAAAGCTGATCACTTCGTCGAGGCTCGCTGCTGTCTGGTCCCACCCGAGCGCCTTGCCCGAGAAGACTGGAGTCGGAGGCGTCTGCGCCATGGCGGCGCCTGCGACCAGGAGGAGCAGGGCAAATGCGATACGTTTCATAGGTTATTAACCTTCTTAAAGGCAGGACGTGGGATCTGGAACAGTTTGGGTTCTTCGGTGACGCCGATGATGTAGTTAGCGTCAACCGCGATGCGCCAGCAGATCTGATATATCACACCCTTCTCGGTCCACGTTCCGTTGTTCAGGAAGCTGACGTCTTGCCCAGGGAACAAGGCCAGGATCTTGGGTTGATCGCAAGGATCATCGGTGAGCGTGACTACGCCCTGTGCTCCGAGGTCGCCCTGCATGATCGGGCCCGCTACGACCTGGGCCGATGCTACGGCCCAAAAAACCATACTCAGGATCGCAAGAGAGATCGTAACGAGGGCGATGACCACCCGATCAATGGTCTTGTCTTGATTCGTCCGCGTAAGCGGTTTAATGCGGATCATGCTAGGTCTCCCATGTCATCAAGTCGGTCCTTGGACAGAGCCCGCAGAACGACAAACCGCCGGTCGCGGACCGCTGGGTCCATGGCCGGAACCTCTTCATGCGTGTTTGCGATTTGCTGCTTGCTACGGTCTGCGTACTTGTCAGGCATTGCGCCCTTAACAAGAATGGCAAGCATCATGTCTGAATGCTTGCGGATGTGGCCGACGACCGAGCCCTTGTAATACACAGGCTCATCCCAGCCCATCACACCGCGGCGCCTGACCTCATCTTCGATCGAAGCAGCACCTAGCGCCTCGGCCTCGATGTAGTCCTCAGCGAACGCAGGCGAGTCCTTGAGGTACGTCTTGAGCTTGTACCGTTTGATCTGCCCCTGCTCACAGGCGTAATTGACGTTCCCGCACTCGCTGAGCGCGTTCAGGAAGAGCGAGAGCTTCACGTTCAGCTCTGGGCTCTGAGTGTATTGCCGTGCGTCCATGAGCCGAACCATAGCCCATGGCGAGGCTTCTAGTAGCGCTAGGGCGTGAGGTAGGTCCGATACTTGAGGATGGCGCCGATCGCCGTTTCGCTCAGGTCGAACTTCTCGGCCAAGCGAACCACCGTGATCTGGTGATACTCCCGTAGGTCCCGGATCAGCTCCGCCTCGTGATACGTGATGTGCCGTCGGGTTCGCCGTGGGACGTATTCTTGCCGTGTTGTGCGTGGTTTCATTTTCTGCCGTTCACGTGATTAAAAAACTCCCACCCGCTTACGCTTTCGCCGTGGGAGGGTTTAAGACCCTCTCCACTCTGGCGAAAAAGGCGTAAGGAGCACAAGATGTCGCAAAAAGCTCCCACAAATTCGCCTCGTGGGGTTAAAAAGTGATCAACTTTCAAAAAAGTTTCCTTGTAAAACAGGTACTTGGCGTCGCAAGAAATTGTAACTACCTTGTGGTATTGTACAATAGCATATACCCCAAAACAAGGACATGTTCCACGAAAAGGCCGTGGAACATTGCCTGTGGATAAGTAAGGTTGTTACAATTTCTTGCGACGCCAAGTGGTTGATTCATATAGAGATTATTTTTTAAGTTGATCACTTTTTAACCCCACGAGTTGAACTTGTGGGATAGTGGTCACTAACTTGTGGGATTTCCTTAAACCATTGATTATACAGGACAAAACGATCTTTGGTTTTTTCATGCACAACCTGACCCTTTTGAGAGTTATCCACAGGGTTATCCACAGGTTATCCACAGAGTTATCCACAGGCTCTAGCGCATTCTCTTAAAGCAAAGTCTTAAGAGTTTTAACACTATTTGACAGTGTCGGGGTACAGAGCGCGGCGCAATCGCTGGGACCAGAGCTCCGAATCACGATCGCATGATTGGGCCTCCAGGTCGGCGATCCGGGCCTCCAGTGCGGCGATCCGGGCCTCTTGGGCGGTAGCAATCCACCGGTCAAGAGCATCCTCCAGGTCGGCGATCCGGGCCTCTTGGTCGGTAGCCTTCATCTCTGCCCTAGTGCGTGCAGCACGGGCGGTGGCCAGCCGGCTCAGAGAGTCGAGATCTTGTTCATTCAGTAAGGTGGGATCGATTTGCATAAGGCGATCCCACTCGGCGTCATCGCGTTCGTTCATGGCAATTCCCTTCTCTAAATGTGTGTCCAGTTTTTGCGGGCTCTGATGAAGTAGACCATCGTCCGAGAAATACTGAATTGCTTGG